TTTATTTCTGTTTTAGTTACTTCTTTACAAGTTACCTTCATATTGATATCGCTTAGTATTTTCGCTTCTAAGCCTTGTCCTGCTAGCTCCTGTTTGATTTCCTCAGTAAGGGCCTTCTCGCTTGTTTTAAGCGCCTTTAAATTAGTTTTAACGCTATTTAATTCCTGTACTGCCTTTGATAAATTCATAACATCACTCCTTTTTTAAGTTTGTTTAATATATAAGAAAAAACTCCTATTTGTTTAGGAGTTTTTTAATAAAGTTGAATGCGCCTTTTGCTGTTTTATAAAATTTTTGGTCTACCTTGTACCACTCATAATTTATATTTTCTTCTACTAATACTTCTACTCTATCATCATCTTCTTGGAATACGCTTATTGTATAATCTTCTTTACCTGTATCTACTAGGAAATATTCACCTATTATATCTGCTACTATACTATCTTCAAATATACTTATGTTGTAATCCTCAACACTCATCCATAATTTTAATTGTTCATAATTTTTATTTAACATATTATCTATCTCCTTTTAATTTAAATTTTATTTATAATATAATATACTCTGATTTGCTGAAAAATATCCTAATTTTTTAAAATTTCTATAATATAATATAAAACAGCTTCTATAGGTACATAATGACAATAAAATTTATCAGGGTCAAAAGGTATTCGCTCCAAATAATATAAACTATAAGCTCTTTTCTCTAAAAACTTTTTAATATCATAATAATGCGCATGTTGTATTTTCTTTAACATATAGCCTAAATATTTATATTCAGGTGTATATAATAACCAAGTTTCTTCCATATACTTATATAAATCTCTTGCAAGCTCTCTAAATGAAGACTTATAAGGTAATACATTATAACAATATCTATTTCTTATTTCATCAATATCATCGCTCAAAATCTTATAGTATCTTTTACACATAGCTACATTATTTTCTTCAATATATTTTCTCAGTAATCTTAATTTATTCCCGTCAATCTCATCAATTATAAACATATTATATCCACATGACTTAGTACAATAATCAAATAGCATAATACAGTCTTCTATTATACTATCACTTGATAGCATTGTCCTCATCTCCTTCTAATAAATATTTAATATCCTCAATACTGTATTTGTTATCAACCAATGTATCACTCAATATTCCCTTTCTCGTTATAATGTTGTGTATTCTTTCATCAATAGTATCTTTACAAAGTAATGTTATTATATTAACAGTTGATTTAGTTCCTATTCTATGACATCTATCCTCAGCTTGTAGTTTCATTGCCATATTCCAAGGTTCATCTAAGAATATAACTGTTTGTGCCTCAGTAAGAGTGAAGCCAGTTCCTAATACTCCTATTGTGCCTATTATTGCAGTGCACTTTTTCCCATCTTTGAATTTTTTAATTTCACTCTGTACATCTTTAACATCTCCAGTAGCTAATGCTGGGTTATAACCTTCCTTTTTAAGAAGCTCGTAAACTGGATTTGCTATTGAAGTCCAATTAGTAAATATAACAGCCTTTCCTTTATTACTTTTTATTTCGTCTAAGATTTCTAATAGCCTATCGAATTTGCAGGACTCATTTACTGCGCTACTCAATATACTTGTTAAACCTGTTGCTTGTCTGAGTCTAATTAACTGTACTAAAGGGTTTGGAGAAAGTAAAATCTTATCAATGTCTTTTCTTAATGCATTTAATACCTCGTTGTAAATCTTACTTTGTTCATCATTCATCTCTAAATATTCATTTGTATATATTTTAGAAGGTAAGTCTAAAACTTCATCTTTAGTTCGTCTTAGCATTATAGAATTAAGTTGCTCCTGAAGCTCCTCAGTATGATTATATCCAACTATTTGATAGCCTCCAAAACCTCCCATTTCACAGTAGTAATTTTTCCATTGAGTTAATGTATGATTTTCAACTTCTAGCCATTTAAGAATATTATACAAGTCTATGCATTCATTCATAAGCGGAGTACCTGTAAGGGCTAACTTATAATATGAAGTGCAAGAATGTATTCCTTTACCTTGCGCAGACTGAGAATTTTTACATTTATGAATCTCGTCTATTATAGTCATTCCTATGACTCCTTCATCGCACCAATGCTTAATCCATTTCTGTACTTCTTTATCTCTAAGCGATTCTATGTTAGTTATAATAAAAAATTCATCTCGGGCGACTAATTCCTTTAAATCAGCTATCCTATCGCTTATAGACGGCTTTAAATTGATATTTTCACTATCTCTGCAGGTACCTAATACATATCCCTGCTCATTAGAATGTACTTTAATTTCATTTAACCAGTTCCACTTTAAACTATTAACTCCGCATACTATTAAGCAGTGTTTAAATTTATTTTTATGAGATAATGCAATATCAATAGACTGTTTAGTTTTACCTAATCCTTGTTCATCTGCCAATAAAAACTTATTATGAATCTTTGAATAGCTCAGCGACTCGACTTGGTGTGAGAAAGGATTAGTCTTAGGTATATAAGCTAAATCATCTTGCTCAAATACTTCTAACTTTTCTAAATACTTTTCACTTCCTTCATCTACATTGTGTATTATTAAATCGCCTTTATAATTGCTTATAACAATACGAAAAGCTTCCTTTGGAAGCTCCCACATATTTTGCTCTTGATGATAATAAACTTTATTAAAACTGTTTATTAACTTCAAAGCTTGAGGCTCGTCAAGTACCTTTATGAAGGTACTCAACTTACCTTTTAGTTTTAATGGTTTATCTACTTTTATATGCATTTAAGCCTCCTCATATAATTCTATATGTTTTATTATATCAAGTTTGTTGTATTTCTTACATAATTCATATACTGCACCTCTTAATGAAGGTCTTCCATGTTTGAAATTTAAAACTCTACTAAATATATAAGAAGGTATTTGATATTTGTTACATACTTCTGATTTTTTAGCTCCCTCTAAATGTTCTCTTAATGCTGTTAATAATATATCATTATCTGTTTTAGCTGTTTTAGCTGCTTGTTTGTGTACATGTAATGCAGGTTTTTCTTCTTTAGGTGCTGGTAAGCATAATTGAGTAGGTACTACTAATATATTAGGTATTTCTATTTCCTCCACTGCTAATTCTATTAATTCATATCTTCTCATAGAATCCAATTTAACTGTTCTATCTAATGCGTTTGTATTAAGTTGAGCGTATATACCCTCTAAATCAAAACTAACTATTTTCCCTTCTTCTACGTTTATATTAACTATTTTATAATGGTTTAATTTATTTGCTACTATACTTCCTATTGTTAATTCTCTAATTTGAGCTATTTTCATATCTTTACCTCCTAAATTTTATTTATAATATAGTATACTCATTATTGCATAAAAGTATCCAATAAAATAAAAAAAGTGTAGATTAATTTCTACACTTTTAAAATAAATTTATTATCACACTTAATACTGCTCCGAATATAGCCATTCCTACACCTATCCAGGTAGTTGTATTTTGTTTCTTATTATCAATTAAGTTATTTCTAACATATTGCTCCATACTATTATTTCTATTCTCTAATGATTTTATTATTCTGTCATGTTCTCTGTTCTGAGCTTCTAATGCATCAATACGAGAATTTAATTTCTGTTCATCAATGTTGTCTAACTTAGCTTTAACATAAGCCATATCACTCAGTAATTGTAATAGTATGTCCTGTACTTTATGCTCATCCATTTACATCACTCCTTCTTTTTAAATTTATCAAGTCCTTTCGTACTATTATCATTCCATATACCTAATAATGCAGTAACTACTGCAACTACTGAAACAGGATTAGCAATTATATTTAATAACGCTTCTCCTAATAATCTCCAACTAGTTAATTGGTTAAAATCAACTCCGCTTGCAGAGAAGATTAAAGCTACAACTGATAACCAGAAGTAAGGGTTTTTAAATTTACTATCTTTTAGCATCTCCTTCATTACTACTCACCTCCTAACTCATTTATTCTACTTTCAAGATATTCTATCTTTTCTATTG